GAGGCAACGGACGCCGCCGTGACTTTTTGAGTTTTCTGTACTGCCGCTTGTGCAGCCAGTAAATCCGCTTTCGCTAGCTTCTCTGCCGCAACAGCCGCTTGTAAATCGGCGGTGATTTTGGCTCTAGTGGCGACAACTTCCGCGAGCTTGGCTTGCGTTGCCGCACCCAATGCAACAACAACACGCGCACCTAAAACCGTCGCCAATACTTCCAAGGTGGTAATTAATTCGTCAGCATTGGCAGACATAAAATCAATGGCGGCGGTGGTGCCGTCTAGCACAGAACCCAAGCTGTCATTGATTGGTTGTTCAAATGCCGCCGCCATTTTAATGCGAGCAGTTTCTAGGTCTGCGTATTTTGCAGTGAGGTTATTGGCTGTGCGCTCAGACGCACCATTATAGGCATCCAACGCTTTAATAAGCGTGTCGCGGAACATGTCGCTGGTGACTTTTTGTTCCCCAACCAGCTTTCTAAACCCTCCAGCACTAAGTCCTGCCGCTCTGTCTAATTCTTGCAATAGACCTGGTAGCGGCTCTACCACTTGTTGAAGTTCAGTTGTTTGCAATACGCCTTGCGACAGACCTTGTGCGAAACCATAAAGCGACTGCTCTAAGTTTTCATTTGACGCACCCAGCGCGCTGGTTGCATTTGATAGACCTTCGAGTAATTGGCGTGCTTGCGCCTTGGTCGTTAGACCGGCTTTTTCAAGCGTAAGGATACGAGAGTACGAGTTTGACAATGTGAGCAGATTTTTATGATGCTGATCTGCTAGCTCGATCAGATACTGCTCGTCGTCTGCATACGCCTGGGCTGAACCGGATAACTCAGTCAGACGAGTGCGCATATCCTGGTATGCAGACAATTGCTCGGCCATTTGACTGAGCTGATTACCCAGTTGCAACGCCACAAACGCACCCGCGGCCGCTTTGGCCATGGTGCGTAATGTGGTGTTGACGTTGTCGCCAGATCGCTGGACGTGATCTAGTCCAGCTGCTGCTTGTGCTGAAGATGATGCCGTATTGGAGCCAAACGACTGTGACGCCATGGTGGCGTCATTAATATGTTGAGTCGCTTGTTGCGCCGGTGCATGCACAACACGCAAACCATCACGGGCATTAGCACCCGCGGCTTGCGTTTGTGCACCCATGTTGCGAGCAGATTTACCCGCTGCATCAATCGTCGTATCCAGCTTTTTAACACTGTCCGCACTCTGATTGACGCCTGACACTAGTTTAGTGTTGTCGGCGACCAGGACTAATTTGAGATTTAGATTACTACTCATTCAGCGACTCGTTGATTAACTTGCGTGCATGATTGCCCATCAGCTTGAGCTTTTTGAAATCGTCTTTCGAATACTGACATTGACTAAGCCGCGCTTCGGCTTCGATTTGCAGCCAGTCGAGACCGTCGCAAAGGGTTGGCGAGCGCCAGCGCCATAGATCCGACACTTCTAAAAACCACTCCAGTGCCGTCCAGTTTTGCGGAAGCACCTCAAAACGCTCTTGCTGTTGGCGCTGTTTTTCAAACTGAGTCAGCACGTCGGCTGGCGCACCAGCAGCACGCATATCTGCCAGCACGGCCGCATTATCAACAGGCGATGGCGCATCAAACCAATGCGCCACCGCCTCGGTTAGTTTTTTTCAATGCCTGCCTGCGCTTCCCAAAATCCAGTGATTAATCCAGAACGAACAAAGGGGAAGGCAATTAAGCGGTTGAGGTTTTCAGGCGAATAAGGTGTGGCAACTTCTGTTTTGCCATCCGCGCTTTGAGCGCCAAAGTCTTCATCGCCCCATCCAACAACAACGACACGAAGCAAATCAAAGTCACTGACTTTTAGGCGGTCATATTCTTCCTGAGGAATCAGCTTATACGTCACATTGACACGAATGATTTGCAGCTTGCCGCCATCCACAGGCATACCAATGTCGACAGGCCAGACAACAGTAGGATTAGTTTTTAATACAAACATGGTTAGTTCCTTATAAATCTAGAGTGGGAAAATTAGCGGTACGTCAGAGTGAATTCGTCATTGCCAATGAGCGGCACAAATGACATACCCATTTCAATGGTGGTTGTGCCATTGGCATCGCCGTATTTAGGAGTGAGCAGCTGCACGTTAGGCGCGTCGAACTCGACGATCTTGCCCTTGTTTTTCCCATGCTCAACATGGAAAGGGCCCATTACAGAGGCGCGCACACGCTCAAAAAAATCCATTGTTGCCAATGGAGGTGCATCAATCGTGATGGAGCCTGTTGTTGCGCGGCTGCCAATCTTGACTTCTTCAGATGTAAGCCGTGCTTCATACGCCACTTCATGCCCCAGCTCGAAACTAAATTTATGCGCTTCGCCTGCGACGTCATGTAAATTGAAATTTGCTGTGTTTTTGGGAGAAACTGGAGTTGGATCAAGAAATGCTGACCAATCCGGTACCGGAGCAGATTCGGTGACAGGGCCCGCATACAAGCCGGTGAAATTAAACGCCAGCTTGGTTAGTGTGTTTGGCTCTAGTCCAAAACCAAACGTACCTCTACAGCCCAAAACCTTGTGCAAAATATTGTCTTCATAGTAATAGAGGGTAACGCTTTCAAATTCTTCTGAGCGTGGGGCATAAACAGCGGCTTCACTGCCCACTTCTGTTATCAACGTTTCACTCATACCACAAGCGCGTAACAAATCTGCAAACGCCGGTGCACTGGCGTCAGTACCAAACGACTGGTTTTCAATGTTGAATGACAAGGTGATGTGTTCACCGACATGAAATACAGAGCTAGCACCCAAATAGGGCTTTAGCAATTCGCGGTCGACGGTTTCCGCTTCCAATGCTGAGATAGTCACGTTAGACGCTAACAGCGCGTTCGCGCCAAGTGGGCCAGAGTCAACACCATAGCTGGCCTCTAGCTTGCCTAAGATAAGTTTTTTACGAGCAGATATAGCCATGGATGACTCCTAAATAATTTCTAAATAATTGCCGTTTCAATGTGTTGCGTGGTGTAGCGATCCAGCCAAAACACCTGGCTTTTTTGCATTTTCATGATGTCCGATGCCACGCGCTCACATGGGGCAGTCGCGCTGTCTGGTTGCCAGCCCTGGAGCCTCTTACGAACCTCTTTTCTAGCGGCGGTCAGCTTGTCCAAGCTGCGCTTGCCTTGCGTGTCGTTTGGTGTGTTGACGACAAACAGCACACCGAAAACATCCGTCACCAACTGACGCACAGGGCCAGAAATAATGTCACTGGGGTTTGGGCGCTCAGCGAGCGGCACGATGTAGGCATACACGCCAGATTGGCGGCTTTGCTCTATCGCCGTATCGAGCGACAGCACCGCATCCGTGCGGTAAATAACGTCCTGGTTTATGCTCTTCAATCGAGCTTCAATCTCGTTCAGCAGATCCATCAGATAAAGCTCTTATCTGTGCGGCGGAATACATGGCCGTCGGATTGGATTTCAGCGGTGTCTAATGAGTCCGGTTCAGATTCCACAGGCAAACCCAGCGTCACTTCGCCTTTAGAAAGCCCTTTCAGATAATTCACCGCTTCATCACGGCGCTTGCTAATCACATCAGATGGATCGTTATCGAGTGAGTAACGCACCAAATCACGAGCGATTCGCTTGAGCAACGTCGGCACAGCGGTTAACGGCAGCGGGTAACGCGAGGCCAAATAACCATTGATAAAACCGGTGGCATCAGTCAATGCTTCAGCTACCGCATTGGGACGACCATATTCGAGATCTTCAATCTCTGTTGTGCCGAAGCGTTCAATCAAATCATCTCGTGTGCAGTACATGATTACTCTCCAGCGCCATTTGATTCGGCACTAGATTCAGCGCTGTCTAACTGAGCAAGATAGGCTTCCCAAGCGGCTGCACGCTCGTCGGCTGTGGTGCCTTTCGGAAACGCATCCGCTTTAGGGGTTTGGTCTTGCTTCCAAAGCGCTTCGTTTTCTTTGTCCAGGCTGGCGATATGCGCTACCAGCTCACGAAGGCGTTCCGCGTCCATGGGCCCTTGTATGTCTGGATTCGAATTTGACGAATCCGTCTTGTCCGATGCGTCACCTTTAATAGTGACGGTAAGACGCGGCTCGGCTTGAAGCTGCTTAATTTGGGCTGGCGTGAATGTGCCGTCAGGATGGGTAACAGACTCTTTAGAGTGCGCCATACCCGCACGACGAAAACCGTTAATACTCGATTTAATGGTGACTTGCATATCATTGACCTCTCCAACTGAATGGGGTTAAAGGGATTTGGCGGGCACTCAGCCCGTCAAATCGAAGGGCTACTTATAAGTAGTCAGGCACTACGAGTTTCAGACGACCTTTCAGTTCGTTGGAGCTGTTCGAATCCAGCTCACGTTCCAGCAGTCGAGTCGCTTCTTTTTCCATCGATGTCGGTACTACTAGAACCGTCGGTTTAACACCTAGTTTTTGACCGCCGTCCGCTGTTGCTGCGCGCATGGCACTAATGGCTGCCCACAAGTTGTCAGCGTTGAGCGGCTTACGAGAGCCATAAGCCAACTGCCAGAACGAAAAACCCACATTACGACGACAGTCCACACCAAAACGGAATTCGTCTGATGTGAAAACATGCTCATCGTCTAGCTTGGTCATGGATGTAAATACGGGCTTCTTACGTTCTTGTAAGATCACCGGCTTTACTGCACGAGACGTATCAAGTAAGTACCACGCCGTACCCGTGCCGCCGTTATCGTCATAGTTGGATACAGACACAGCGGTGCCGGTGCCGTCGGCATTCGGATAAACAGGATGATCGGTATCAAAGAAATTTTGGCCGTCATAACACAAAGATGACGTTCCAGCGCTGAGCAGCCCGTAGACCAATTCGTCTGGTTGAATTTCAGACGTGCAACCCATCTCTTCGAAAATAGGAGAATAAATACCGACTTCATCGTCTTCGA